CTTACAGACTAAGTCCATCAGATCCAGGTTTTACTGTGGCTGCAAATGATATCGCCTATAATGGCACTATATGGGTTATAGTGGGATCTAATGCAGGTGGTGGTAATTCCATTAAGTATACTATAAATCCATCGCTTGGTTGGTCAAATGCTATAATACCTTCTGGATCTGGGCCATATAGCGTCAATACTGTAAAATGGTCAGGATCATATTGGCTAGCTGGCACTTCTTTATATACGCTGAATCTTCTAAAAAGTTTTGATGGTGTAAATTGGTCAGACGCGCTATTTCCAGCAAATACACAAATGGATAGCTTAAATTCTCTAGCATGGAATGGATATAACTGGGTAGCAGTCGGCACAAATTCTAGTAGAGGAGATGCCCCGTTTACAAATATTAAATATACGGATGCAAATGGCAATTGGCAGGCTGGTAGTGGTAACCCTACATTTTCTGGCGCTGGTGCCGATGTGGCTACAAATGGTCGCATATGGGTGGCAGTTGGTTCTGGAACCGTGACTATGATGTACAACTCTAATTCACCTCCTAGTACATGGACACCTACAAATACACCTCGCCTCCTTACAGCCAATTGTATAGCATGGAATGGTGATAAATTCGTAGCGGGTGGATCAAATGGAAATTCTTCCAATATAATGTATAGTTTTACAGGAGTTGATTGGACGTTTGTCAGTGTGCCTCAAGTAGATCAGGTAAATGCTATTACGTGGGACGGGGTAATGTGGAATATTGCAGGCAGTAATACGGCAGGTACCCAAAAAATTTTAACATCCGCCGATGCAATTACATGGGCAGAAACAACTACAGGGGTTACTACCGCTAAAATAAACACAATCGCATATTCTTCTAATATAACACCTTCCATTCAACTTTCCAATTTTGATATATATTCAGGAAATATACCTGTTATCTTGGATCAGAAAAATCGCATTAACGTGATACACTCTACAATTTATTTCAATGATGGTGTTCTGACAATCCGAAAACAAGACTCACCGAATCAAAACGCGGGTAATATTGGTATCAATACTACTTACCCACAATATGCTCTTGATATTGCCATTGGTAATGCGAGAAAGCCGACTGGCACTGCTTGGGTAAATCCAAGTGATATGCGTGTAAAAACTGATATAGAACCCGTGGACTTAGCTAATTGCGCTAAAATTGTATCTGAAATACCCTTGCGCACATATTGTTTTACAAAACAATTCCAAGAAAAAACGGGCGTAGATTCAAGCATACAATATGGGTTTATAGCTCAAGAAGTTAAACAGTCTCTGCCACGCTCTATTAACTATACAAATGAATACGGAATACCCGATTTTCATTCTCTAGACACCGACCAACTATTCAAAGTGGAATTCGGAGCAACGCAGTTTCTATTACATACCGTTCAAAAATTAGAAGCTCAGGTATCTACCTTAGAAGCCCGTCTAAATTAGATAATAAAAAGCATTATAAACATAGATGGCGGCCTTAGCCCAAACAAGTCTTGACATAGACACGCTGACAATAGCGACCCTAAATAATAGAGGTTCGCCCTTGTCATCTGGCCAAGCATATGTACCCATTCTTAGCAGTTTTACATTTGTAGACTCCCTCTCTAAAGTCGCATTTTCAAAATGGACAAATGTGGCTATAACTGACCTATACGATTCTCTATTTTATAATTATTCAAGTGGCGGACCATTTCTCGGTTACATATCCTCAATTGAATCTATTCAAAATTTGACATCCTCTTCTGTCAATATAATAAACACACCCATTTCAAGTTATAATAGTACAAATTTTTCCATATTAGGATCACTCAGCACACTAGGCCCATCTACAATCAGTAGCCTTTCAAATATATATATTTATGAGTCTACAATGGTAAACTCAAATTATCTTTCTACGAATCTATTTTTTTCTAGTATTGTACCTGGAGTTAGTACAACAATTAATCCACCAAGCACATTTTATGATAATCTATTTGCATCAACTGCTTCTAGTATACTGACAACGGGTAACTACTATTATGTTCCAGCAGAGGGTCCCGCAATTCGTTTTGTTGGCCCCGGTATAAGTTCCATATCATCTATCTTCCAAGATTCTCCACAATATCCGTTTTATGCCAATATAAGTTCAGGCTTTGATTATGTATTAAGTAGTATATCCACTGGATGGTCATACTCTAATTCAAGTCTAAATATTTATAGGGAAGCTATTGTAAATACAGTATTAAACGCCAATCTTAGCATAGACGGCGGCTCAAGTATATCTACTTCCTTTGATATTGCTAATAGTACATTTAGTTCTGGAATACTAAACTATGCATCCACATTTGGCTTTACTGTTTCTACCCTATCTACATTTACAGTAACGCAAATACAAAATGCGATCATTCCTAGTTTAGACGGCTTCTCCATAGCACAATATATTAGCACATCTGATATACTACTAAATTCCAGTCAAGAATCCTACATAGTTTCATTAAATAGTTCTATGAGCAGCGTTAGAACACTTATTGGACCATTTACTGTATTCTCAACAATTGTGCAGAGCACGATCAGCACTCAGACACGATTAATAAATAGTGTAGACTGTTTCCCAGGAGTATATCAAATCAGCGACATAGCATATAGTTCATTTACACCATATTATACATCAACTAGCGTTTCTACAAACTATAACGGTTATTTATATTTATCTTCCTATGAAAAAGTTGTATTCAGTACGTATTCTACGCTGTTTCCTTATATACTTGGACAAGGGCTCCTCAGTAGCTTAAGTACACTTAATTCGGGTATTTCAACACTATCTACATTAATTACCCTTGACGCAAGCACTATCTATGGCAGACCTGTACCATTTATAACTGGGCCCGGTATTTCATCCATGTATTCCAATTTTAGTACAAATATTGCGGTTTCATACTATAAATATAGTGATATAATATCTAGCTTGAACAATGCTTTTATGAAAGGTCTCAGTAATGTGAATTCTGTGCCAGGAATGTGCAGTTTATCTACTATAGCATACAGGAATACTTCGTCTATAATCTGGCAAACGAGCAGTATGTATATCTACACAAGCAGTGGATTCAATTCCGAATACTTGGCAATTCAATCAACAAATGCGTCTATTATTGAACAAATTACTAGAAATACTTCCAACTTTATTAGCGCTGGTATATCATCATATGCTGTAAGTTTATCTACATTTGGCTATATTTCAAGTACTGTAATTAATACAAATACGTTTATAAGCAGTCAAATATCATCCATCTATAAAAACTTCAGTTCCTATGATACAGTTGCCTCAACATTTAGTGATAATTTAAGACCATTTGCAGGCTCCACAATATATTATCCAATGTTACCTATTATAACTGACTATAGCACTAGTTTATATGCAAAAGGTGCTATAGTACCTACATATATTTCGCGCAGTACAACATTTTATTCTATTACAGCACTAAGTTCTATAAATGTGCCTGTTTCTTCATTTTCAAATATAATTGCAGGTATTCAAATAAGTTCAACAGGCGCATATAGCTTTGCAGTAAATGGCGCCATGTCAATTCAACCCAGCAGTATAAATAACTTGAATCCAACTGTACAATTAAATAATTTCCAAATATATTCATATGCCAATCCTGAGATCTTTACAACATCAACGGCAATCCTATCATATTTCTCTACAATTTCATTCAATTCCAGTAACCTTGCAATAAATCGCCTACGTAACAACAATGCATTTGGACGTGTAGGGATTAATTTCTTTGCACCCGCTTATTCACTAGATATAGGTGCTGGTGGAGATGCCAGAAAACCGACTGGTACCACTTGGATCACTGGTTCAGATAGTCGCATAAAGGAGTCTATATTACCAGTTAATTATCAGGAAGTTATAGAAAAAATATCAAGCCTCCGACTTGTCTCCTATAAATGGGACGATTATTACAGAAAAAACAATAACCTCTCTTCAGACACACTTCTCGGATTTTTAAGTCAAGAGGTCAAAGGTGTATTTCCAGGTTCCGTGACTGAGTTACCAGAACATGGGTTTTCTAATTTTATGTGTCTTGATACGGATCAAATAACAAAGGCTAAGTTTGCGGTAACACAGAATTTGATTGAACGAGTGTCCAGTCTTCAAATGCGACTAAAATACCTAATGAAAGAATCTTAGAAGAAGATAGTATGGCCTCGTTCAATAGATCCGAATATATAGATTCATTGACTGTAAATAATATTTTTACAAGAACAGGCAATAACAACTCTAATATACCAGCCTACCGTGTTCTTACTACTGATGGAGCGGGCGGCACAATGTGGATGACATTTTCATCTATTTCTTCCCTGCAATATGGTGCTGGATTTCACACGATTAAAACGAGTTTAGAAACATACACTGCAAATGATGCAGCAAATGCTACATTTTTTCTCTTAGATGGGCCAAATGCTGGACTTATAAATGATCCTACGGCGCTTAATACTGCTCGTCTATATGCAAAGGCCTTTGGGCAATTTGATATCAGTGGTGGTAATTCTATTGTAGCATTTGACCCAGTTACACACCAAGTAAATAGCAATGTGTTATTTGTAGGTACAGGTGGTATCAATATCAAGGGTGATCCACAAACAAATACGATGTATTTTGATGGTCGCGAACTCCCTTTTATAAGCACTATGCCTTACTCATTTAATCAATTTCAAGTATTTAGTAATGCGCCTCTTAATACAATTTATGCGAGTAGTTTGAATAAAAGTTTGATCATGCAAGCCCAAGGCCCGTCGTCACTTATTAGTTTTGTAGGTGAGGATATTATTGTCATTGATACAAACTATGAAAATAATCAAGTTAAGTTCAAACTTTCTACACTCACATTGTCACTGACTAGTTCAATTATAGGTAATGTAAATACTTTAGTAAGTACATATGTTACTAAAGATAATTTATCCACACTGTCTACAACCTATCAACAAATTCTATCGTTTCAAGCCTTTCAAACCATTTTATCTACTGCTGCAAAAGCTATAGATGGAAATATAAGTACAGTTTCAACAACATATGGCAATATAGATAGATTTTCTAAAGGTATTTCTACTGTGTGGAGGCAGTTCCAATTAGAAACATTTTATACGGGGACATCTACTACTGCAAATCTATTATCTACATCGGATAGTTTACAAAATGATATCAATATCTTATCTAATTTTGTTTACCCAGGATTCAATACAGTTATAGCCTCAACAATTCAAACACCCTTTTTTGCAGTTTCAACGCAAGTATTATTAGCATCTATTACAACTAGTTCTATTAACACGCCAATGAATCCCGTACAGCCTTTGAATATAACATATTATCCGACATATACCAGTTTCTACAATGTATTTAATGATACTCAACCGTTTGGTAATCCTGTGTCACCCCCTACCTACACTACCAATTTTGATATTACATCAGGCACAAGGACAATTTCCACAATGAGTACACCGTCAGGCCAATTATTTTCGTCTATGTATGCATTAAAGGGTGCCTTTGTTTTTTATCCAAATGATGAGCCCCATGAAATCCAAGTAAAATGGAGCGGCAATTTATCTATGAATATCTCACCATATGACACGGATACAAATTTACCATCATACAACATAGGTTCTTCAAATGCGGCGTATCCCAGGCAATCTGAATTTAGTAATAATAAAATTGTCTCCACTTATATTGGTGCAAATATTTATATTGTAAATTTCACATATTCTAAGATTGATCCTCAAGATTATCTAACATTAACAAATTTTACAGATTATGCTAGTGGTAATGTTATAGAGTCATATTCCCTTGCCCCTATATATCAAGCATATGGATACAATACAAGGGATGCACCGCTATATTCACAAAGTTTAACGAGATTTCCATTAACACTTTCCAGTTTTAAAAATCCGTCCATATCTCCATATTTAGAATTATCAACGTATATGATGGTTGCCAGTTCATTTTATATGAGTGGCTGCAATACTACATTTCCAATTTCATCCTATGGCTACACATCTATCAGCTTCTTGGAAAGTACCACGCAAATTCAGAAGTCTGGATTCAGTCAAGATTTAAGTGAGGGTGTAAGATCTGATGTGGGCAGTAATTTTTCTGCAAGTAACGCATTTAATTATGGTTTCGCAAATCCTATACCAAATAGCCCCTACACTTTACAATTAGTCTTTGGGCGGCAACAAAATGCGGAAACATTGAGAATTAGTTCAATCTTTAAAGAAATAAAATCATATAATGTGAATCCCCTAATATATGCATCCTCTGTTATATACTCAGATATCATATCTTCATCTAAAGCTACATTTTCTGAATTATCAAGTTCAAAGGGTGCTATAACTGCACTTTATATTTCATCTATTAATAATGTGAGCCCATATAATTTAGATAGTTCTACTATTTCCACAATCTATACAAATATAATTCTATTGACATCTAGCGTTAGTACAAATATTAGTATATATAGCACCACTCTTGTACAGTATGATTCTACGATGATTGGAAATATAA